GGCGGGGGTACACCGAGGAACGCGCTTGGGGCCCCCGGGGAGGGAGGGGGGTCCACACCCGCATCTGCCCACACCCGCACCACCCCCGTCACTTCCAACGGGTCCCCTCCCCTACCTCCTTCCCGGGAAATCCCCGAAGGGGTCCCCGCCAACACCACCCCCGCCGAAAATCCCGCCAACCTGCTGGAAGGTCTCCTATGAGCTTCGTCGAGCGTCTCGCAGCCTGGCGCGAGGACCCCGTGCTGTTCGTCCGGGAGCTTTTCCTCGACCCGGCCAACCCCACGCAGCCGGCCAACGTGGACCCGTGGCAGGAGGAGGTGCTGCGCGCCTTCGTTCGCGAGGACCGCGTGGCGCTCAAGGCGTGCAAGGGGCCTGGAAAGACCTGCGTGCTCGCGTGGGCGGGGCTCAACTTCTTCTTCACCCGCCCGCACCCGAAGATCATCTGCACCTCCATCACGGGCGACAACCTGAAGGACGGCCTGTGGACCGAGTTCGCCAAGTGGATCCGGCTCATCCGCCCCGAGTTCGCGCCCCTGCGCGACCTCGTGAAGATCGGCGGCGAGAGTATCGTGATGAAGCAGGAGCCGAACACCTGGTTTATCAGCGCCCGCTCCTGGCCCAAGGACGCCGACAAGCACGCCCAGGCCGACAGCCTCGCCGGCATCCACGAGGAGTATTCTCTCTTCCTGCTCGACGAGGTCTCCGACTACCCGGACGGCGTGGTGGTCGCCGCCGAGGCCTCGCTCTCCGCGGGCACCGAGAACAAGATCGTCGTCGTCGGCAACCCGACCCGCTGCGACGGGCCTCTTTGGAGAATCTGGACCAAGGAGAAGCACCTGTGGTGGACCTGGGAGATCACGGGCGACCCTGACGACCCCTTGCGTGCCCCGCGCGTCAACGTGGATTGGGCGCGCAACATGATCTCGGTCTGGGGCCGCGACAACCCCTACGTGCTCGTCAACATCTTCGGCAAGTTTCCGCCGGTCCAGTCGAACAAGCTCGTCGGGCCCGAGGATGTCTCGAGCGCGCAGGCGCGCGACGTGCTGCCGATTCACGTTCGCTCGTGCGCGAAGGTCATGGGCATCGACGTGGCACGCATGGGCGACGATCGTTCGGTCATCGCCCGGCGCCAAGGGCCCGTGCTGCGCCCGCTGCGCGTCTATCGTGGTCTGCGCGTGACCGAGCTGCGTGACCAGGTCGTGCGCTGCGCCCGCGAGTGGGAGGATGAGGACGGCCATCCGGTCGACGCGATGCTCGTCGACGATGTCGGCGTGGGCGGCGGGCTGACCGACGAGCTGCTCGCGGTCGGCCGCCGCGTGGTGCCGGTCAACAACGGCTCGAAGGCCGCCGACGAGGACCGCTTCGAGAACAAGTGGTCGGAGATGTGGTGGCACGCCGCCGAGTGGCTCAAGAGCGGGTGCCTGCCTTCGGTGCGCCCCGACGACCAGGAGCTTGGCATCGAGCTCCAGGCGCCGACCTACACCTTCGCCACCAACGGTCAGAGGCTCAAGGTCGAGCCCAACAAGGAACTGAAGAAGCGCCTGGGCAAGAGCCTCGACCTGGCCTCCGCGTTCCTCAACACCTTCGCCACCCCGGTCATCCGGCGCGATTGGGACGACGTGGGCACTATCAATCGGCACGGCTCCCGTGCGAACATTCGTTCGGAATTCAACCCTTTCAAAAAGCGGTAGGTGTCGAAATGTGCTCTGCGCTCGACCCGACGAACAAGAACTCGTACACGCGCGCGGCCCTGCGGGCCATGGACCCGACGCGCAACAAGGCCTCTGGCACAGGTGCCCTCATGCAGGGCTTGGCCCCCCTCGTCGGCGATCCGGGCATCGCCGCGATCATTGGGTCCACGGGCGCCTCGATCCATATCGGCGGCGCCATCTACCAGGGAGAGTCCGACCTCTCGAGCAAGGAGCCCGTCGCCGACGACAACCTGAGGCGCCAGGTGCTGGCCGAGTCCCAGCCGCCCCCGACCCCTTTCGACGTTATCAGCGCCGACGCGCGCACGATGAAGCGGCGGTACGCGAAGAGCCTGGGCTTCTCGCCCTACTTCCTGCGCCAGTAAAGGAGCCCTCCCGTGGCGAAGCAAGACCTCTCGACCTCGACCGCGCATCTCGACCGCTCCTCCCCGTCCGAGCGGCGGCGCGCCTACCTGCGCCGACATAAGAAGCTCGTCGAGAAGCGCGAGCCGATGATGTCCCTGTGGCGCGATCTCGCGAAGTACGTGAACCCCGAGCGGTTCAAGTTCGCCGACACCGACAAGGATTCGGGCGACAACTTCTACTCGGACATCTACAACAACCGCCCCCTGCTCTCGGCCGAGACCGAGGCCGCGGGGATGATGACGCACCACACATCCCCCTCCCGCCCGTGGTTTCGCGTGGCGCTCACATCGCCGCGCCAGACAGAGCCATCGGCCGCCTCGCGCGCCTGGCTCGCCGCGGTCGAGCGCGTCTACTCCGCGCTGCTCGCGCTCTCGAACATCTACAATAAGTTCTTCGAGTATTTGCAGGATTTGGTCACGCCGGGCTCGGCCGTGCTCTTCGTCGAGGAGGACCGCGAGGACGGCATCCGCGGCTGGGTGTTCACCTGCGGCACCTACTGCCTCGCCGCCGGCGCGAACGGCCGGGTCGACACCCTGAGCCGCGAGCTGAAGCTGACCGTCAAGCAGCTCGTCGAGCGTTTTGGCTACGACGCCTGCTCACCCAAGGTGCGCGAGATGTTCGACCGCGGCGAGCTCGACCAGGAGCGAAAGATCCTGCACGTCGTCGAGCCGCGCACCGTGCGCGACCCGGACAAGCTCGACTCGCGCAACATGCCCTGGGCGTCGGTCTGGCTCGAGATGGAGGGCGGCGATGTCGAGGGCTTCTTGCGCGAGTCGGGCTACCGGACGTGCCCCTTCATGGCGACGCGCTGGGCAGTCTTCGCAGACGACGTGTACGGGCGCAGCCCCGCGATGCGCGCCCTGGGGGACTCGAAGGAGCTCCAGAAGCTCGAGCTCGACAAGGCGCGCATCTACGAGCGCATCGCGAACCCGTCGTGGAAGGGCCCGACCGAGCTCGACGGCAGGTCCATCGACGTGACCCCGGGCGGCTTCACGAGCCTGACGAACTCGCGCGAGTTCGAGCCCTCCTACGTGCCCGAGGCCAAGGCCCTGACCGAGCTGCGCCAGGACATCGCACTGTGCGAGCGGCGCATCGAGCAGGCCTTCTCGGTCGACCTGTTCCGTATGCTCATCGACGACGACCGCCGGCAGATTACCGCCGAGGAGATCCGGGCGAAGAGCCAGGAGCGCATGCTCCAGCTCGGCCCTGTGCTCGAGCGCGCCGGCGACGAGTGGCTCGACCCGTTCTTCGACCGCGTGTTCGACATCGTGAACGAGCTGCGTCTGCTGCCCGAGCCTCCTGAGGAGCTTCAGGGCGAAGACCTTCGGGTTGAGTACATCTCGGTCATGGCGAGCGCCCAGAAGATGCTCGGGACCACCGGCGTCGAGCGGCTCGTCTCGTTCACCCTCGGCATGTCCGAGGCGCTGCCCGAGGCCCTCGCCAAGCTCTCGCCGCGGCGCATCGTTGACTCCTACGCGGCGATGCTCGGCACCGACCCGCAGCTCCTCAAGACCGACGAGGAGGTCGAGCAGGAGGTCCAGGCGCAGCGCGCCGCGGCCGAGCAGCAGATGATGGCCGAGCAGGCGACGATGGCGACGCAAGGGGTCAAGAACCTCGCCAACGCGCCCATCTCCGACCAGAACGCCCTCGGCCAGATGCTCGGGGCCATTGGGCCCGTGGCCGCTGCGGCAGGCGGCGTGGAGGGGGTCTAGCCGATGAAGCTCTCCTCTGCCCAACGCAAGCTGCGCGACGACACCGCGCGCAAGCAGCGCGAGGACGACCTTGCCGCGCTGCTCGAGGCCCCCTTCGGCCGGCGATTCATGCTCGCGCTGCTCGAGGAACTCGAGGGCGGGGAGTTTGGCGCCCGCAGTGCGGACTCGCTCTTGCGTGCGGCGGTGCTGCGCGACAAGGCGATTTCGCTCGAGCGCCGCTGCGCGCAAGCCTCCCCCGAAGGCTACCGCTTGCTCAAAGGCGAGCAAGTGCGCGAAACTATAGCGAAAATCCAACTCCGTGAGATCGAGGACTGAATATGACAGACCAACCGGCCGCCGAACCCATCAAGACTGAACCCGTTGCGACTCCTGCGCCCGCGCCGGTGGCGACGGAGACTGAGACCACCGAGCCCGCGAAAGCAGGCACAGGCGACACCGAGGCGAAGGAAGCCCCCGCGGCCGAACCTTCGTCCCAGGCCGCCGAGCTCAAGCTCCCCGAGGGGATCGAGGTCGACAAGCAGTTCCTCGAGAAGGCCCAAGCTGCGTGGAAAGCGGCCGGCGTGCCGGTCGAGCATCAGCAGAAGACGCTCGACGTGTACGTCGAACACCTCTCCGCGCAGACCAAGGCCTTTGAGGAGATGCAGGCCAAGCAGCGCGCCGAGTGGCGCGAGCAGATCAAGGCGGATCCCGAGCTCGGCGGTGCCAAGCTCGAGGCGACGCTCGCCACCGTGGCGAAGGCCAGGGACAAGTTCTTCGGCGAGGACGCGGTCAAGCTCATGGAGCTGACCGGCCTCGGCGATCACCCTGCGTTCGTCCGGGCGCTCCACCAGATCGGCGTGCGGGTGAGTGAGGACACCATCGCGGGCACCGTGACCGAGGCTCCGAAGCAGTCCTCTCTCGCCAACGTCTACGACCACCCCACGAGCCGCAAGCTGCTCAAGTAGCCTCGCGGCAGGAGTACGAATATGGCAGTGCTTTCCGACAATGGTTTCCCCACCCTCGTCAACATCCTCAAGCGCACCGACCCGGCGGGCAAGATCCTCGCGCTCGCGGAGATGCTCGACCAGGAGCTCGACTTCTACGAGGACATCCCTTGGGTCGAGGGCAACCTGCCCACTGGACATCTGCTCGCCCAGCGCAGCGCGCTCCCCTCGGCCTCGGCCCTGTGGCGCGGCTACAACGAGGGCGCCTCGGTGCTCAAGAGCGACAACGCGACCTTCACCGAGGTCTGCGGGATGATGGAGGGGCGCACCCTCATCGACGAGCGGCTCGCCGCGCTCAACGGCAACTCGATGGAGTTCCGCAACAGCGAGGCCCGCGCGGTCGCCGAGACCTTCGCGCAGGAGATGGCTCGCGCCATCTTCTACGAGTCGGTCGTGGCCAACCCGAAGAAGATCCACGGCCTGACGGCGCGCTACCCGGCGACCTCGGGCTACACCGCGTCGAACTACGTCATCAAGCTCGGCACCACGACCACCACGAACCCGCTCGACTGCCACTCCGTGTGGCTCATCACCTGGGAGCCCGGCCGCATCTACGGGATCTACCCGAAGGGCTCGAGCGCCGGCCTGCGCCGGGAGGACAAGGGCCTCGTCACCATCACCGACGCGAAAGGCAAGCGGTTCGACGCCTGGGAGGAGAAGTTCGCGCAGGAGGCCGGCCTCGCGGTCGAGGACTACCGCTATGCGGTGCGCATGCAGTGGGACATGGGTGACACCCAGGGCGTGCCCGACGCGGGCAAGACGTTCTACCTCGGGCTCGATCGCATGCTGAACACCATCAAGCGGGTCACTGGCAACGCGCGCTTCTACATGGACCGCACCTCGCTTGGTAAGCTGACTTCGCAGCTCGCGAACAACGCGCAGTCGAGCCTCGAGTGGGCCAACGTCAACGGCACGCCGATCCCGAAGTACCGCGGCATCCCTATCCGCGTGACCGACGCGCTCGTCGCCGAGGCTGCCATCAGCTAACCCCCTTGTCCGCACCCGGGGCCAGAGTGCCCCGGGAGCGGCCCTTCTCTCGGAGAAAACCCCATGCTGGACTCCAAGCTCATCTTCAGCGAACAGCAGGCGATCCCCAACGGCACCGCCGTGCTGTCCACCAACATCTACGACGCCGGCACGCCGTTCGGCGGCATCGCGGCCACCGCCGTCGCGCCCAAGCTGTTCGAGGGCGAGGGCCACGAGGTGATCGTCGAGGTCACCGCGGCGGCCAACGGAATCGGCACGAACAAGAAGGACGACTTCCAGATCAAGGCGCAGGTCGTCGCGGCCGACGACGACGCCCTGTCCACCAACGCGGTGGTGCTCGCCGAGGTCGAGTGTGCGGCCATCGCCAACGCCGCGCTGCCGACCACGCTCAAGCCGCTGGTCATCAAGCTGCATCCGGCCAACCAGACCGCCGCCAAGCGCTACTACGCGCTCAAGTACGACCTCACCGGCACCGGCACCGACGAGGAGCAAGCGCCTGCTGCGCTGCTCACGGCGACGGTCAACGGCTACATCCGCGGCTACGGCGAGCACCAGACGAACATGGTCCCGTAGCACCTTCACCCGCTGCCGGCCTCCCCTGACCCCAGGGGAGGCCGTGCGCCCTTGGAGCCTCTCTCATGAAGACCGCTCGATTCGCCCTCACGCAGCCCTGCTTCCTCCAGCAGGCGCACCAGAACGCGCCCGAGTACGTGGGCGCCTCGCCGACGTGCCCGGCCGTCGTCGTGCTGCCGGCCGAAACGAAGGAGCACAAGCACCTCAAGAAGCTCGCCGAGGCCGAGGCTCCGAAGGCCGAGGTGCTCAAGCCTGCCTTCGCCGAGAACGCGCAGACGCCGCCGCAGAGCCGCCGGCTCGCCGCGGCCGAGCACTACTCGAAGCCCACCGACTCGCCCTCCGCGCTGCCGGTCGAGGGCGGCAAGAAGAGCCGCACCGCCGACAAGGACTAGCCGATGGCCTGGACCGACATCGAGATCGCGAACGTCGCGCTCGTGCGGATGGGCCTGCACAAGCAGATCGCAAGCCTGCCCGACAACTCGAGCGAGGGCAAGGCACTCGCCGTGCTCCTTCCGCGCATCAAGGAGCGGGTGCTCTCGGCCTACGACTGGTCGTGGGCGCTCGTTCACGCGGAGCTCGCCGAGCGCACGCTCGCGGGCGATGTGCCATTCGGCTGGACCTACGCCTACGAGGTTCCGGTGGACTTCGCGCGGCCGGTCAGGCTCTTCGACGGCGACCGCCGGCCACCCGTCGAGAACCGGCTCGCCTTCCAGGTGGCGACTGTCGAGGCCAAGACGAGCCTGCTCACCGACATCGAGGACGCGGCGCTCATCTATGTGAGCAACGCCTGGCTCTCGGGCACGGTCTCGGCGCCCTCCGAGGTCGACGACGTGGCGGCATGGCTGCTCGCCGCCGAGCTCGCGATGCCGCTCGCCAAGCGTGCCGACCTCTCGGGCTACCTTGCGAACCAGGCGAAGCTCGAGCTGCTCCGCGCGGTCTCGCTCGACAAGGGCCGGGCCGCCTCCGACCCCGAACCCATGCCCGCGCGCCTGCGCGCGAGGAGCTAGCCGCCAGTGACCCGTATCGTCCAGCGCTCGTTCGCCGGCGGGGAGATCGCCCCCGAGCTCTACGGCCAGGTCGACCAGGACCTCTACCAGGCCAGCGCGAAGACGCTGGAGAACGTGCTCGTCACCAAGGACGGCTCGCTGCGCAAGCGCAGTGGGCTCGAGTACGTGGCCGATCTCGACGCTACGACCGGGTTCCGGGTGCTGCGCTTCGGTGCGGCTGACGGGTCAGACTTCGTGGTCGTGCTCGCGTCGAACGGGGCCGTGCAGATTTTCCGCGACGGGGTTGAGCAGAGCGTCGGCACCATCCCGGCGTGGGACCCGGGAACTCTCTACGCGCCCTACCAGCTCGTGACCCGGGACTCGACCGTCTACTACGCGCTCGGTTGGACCGACGGGGACCCGCTCGTAGGGGGCTGGGACGCGGAAGACCCTCCGCTTCGTCACCCGTTCGGCGGCAAGAAGAGCCTTGCCGCGATTCAGTGGGCCCAGGTCGGCGACGTGCTCACGGTGACGAACCGGGCCGGCGGTATCTGGCAGCTCTTGCGCACGAGCTACGGCTGGAACGCGCGCACCCCGGAAATCCCCGACGTGGGACATCGTGACTTCTACTCTGGCAACGACATCTATTTCGCCGCGAACACCATTGCCCCGAGCCGGCTCGAGAACGAATGGCATTCGGCGCGCGATTGGACGTGGATCGTGACCGCCGTGGTCAAGCGCGACGGCATGTGGCGCGAGACCGGGACGCAGGAGGCCATCAGCCTCTCGTGCGCGATGGCGACCGACTTCTACCCGCGCCTGCTCATTTGGACGAAAGGCTCTTCGACCGAGGAGTGCTACTACCGCGTCTACCGCGGCTACAACGGGCTCTATGGGCTCGTTGGCGAGACCTCGCCGCAGCCGAACGACGCCTGTATGTTCTGGGACGAAGGCCGTGAGCCCGATGTCACGCAGCAGCCCCCGGCACGCCTTGGGGACCCGAGCCTCTACTCGGACGCCTCGGGTTATCCGGGCGCCGACGAGTCGACGCTCAAGCCCGCGGCGCTCGCCTTCTGGCAGCAGCGGATGGTGCTCGGCGGCTTCGACGAGGGGCCGGCGAACCTGCTGCTCTCCAACGCTGGGCAGATCCAGGACTTCCTGGTGAACCCGCTGCTCGCGCCGAACGACGACGACGGGATCGACGTGGCGCTCTCGGCGGTCGAGCATGAGGAGATTCGGGCCATCGTGCCAGCGGCCGAGCTCCTCGTCTTCACGAGCCGGGGTGAGTGGGCGGTATGGGGGGAAGGCGACGCTGTCGCGCCCCGGACGCTGCGCGCGAAGCGAAACTCCGGGCGCGGCATCGGGAACGTCCCGCCGCTCTCGATCGGCTCGCACCTCCTGTTCATCTCGCGCTCGGGCGCCATCTACGCCCTCGCCAAGAACAGCGACTCCGGGGCCTGGGATCAGGCCGACCTGACCGCTCGGGCCTCGCACCTGCTCGACGGCCACACCATCGTCGATTGGGCCTACCAGCAGCGGCCCGATTCGGTCGTCTGGTGCGTGCGTGACGACGGCGTGCTGCTCTCCATGACCTACCGGCCCGAGGCTGGCATCGTCGCCTGGGCGAAGCACACGACCAAGGGGCTCGTGAAGGCGGTCGGCGTCGTCGACGAGGGTTACACCGACACCGTCTACTGCGCGGTGCACCGCACTACGACGGGACCGACGCTCGAGCGCATGCGCGACGTGCTGCGCCCTGGACACGTTTCGGAAGCCGTTCATCTCGACGGGTCGGTGGAGTGGCCCGACGAGTACGGGGCGACCCCGGGCGTCCCGGCGACGGGATCGTTCTACCCCATCGGCACCCCGATAGGCTCGGCCGAGATGGCGCCGGCGGTCAGCAACTACAATCGGTACATGTCCTTCCGCATCTACGGCACGGCGCGTGAGGACATGGAGGACCTGGTGTTCACTTGCACGGACGGGCCGAACAACATGTTCACGCTCACCGTGGCCGATGTCACCTACCCCGAGGCCGCGTACACGGGCGGGCTCCAGCCCCTCACCGATTTTTGCAGTGACCCGGTAGTTCGAGGGTTGTGCATCCAGCACATTTACGACCTTTCGGAGCCGGCCGAGCCGTTCCACACCGGAGACTTCTACGTGCAGTCGATCAGCGCGGGGTTGGTGACGGAGACGCCGAGATCATTCGTGAGCATCCGCGCCCCCGACGCTCTGGCCGGCCAGAGCGTGACGGTGCTCGAGTACGGCACGCTCTCGAAAGGCAAGGTTGGGGGCGACGGCAGCTACCCGCTGACGGACCCTGACGCGGGGCGTGTCGTGTTCGGACTGCCCTACACATCCACCGTCGAGATGCTCGACGCCTACGACAAGGCCGGCGTGCGGATGCGCGAGCTGACTTGGATGTCGGTGCGCGCCGAGACCGCAGGCGCTCCGGCGCTGTTCGCCTCGGCGGCCGTTGACGAAGGTGGGCAGGCTGAAGAAGAGTCGCAAGGCGACGGCGTCGCCGTGGCCGGCGATGTCTCCCGGCGCACGGTAGAGGGTACGCTCTCGCACGCGCTCGAGGAAGAGGTCGCCGGCGCCATCGTCCAGACGCTCCCCTACCCCCTTCGCATCCTGCGGGTGACGCGCGATGTCTCGTTCGAGCAGAACCTTTGAAATCGTCGACACGCTCCCCGAGCACGTCGAGCACGTCGCCGCGCACATGCGCGGCTCGGACGCCGCCGAGTGTCTCACCGCGTGCGGCATGGACCCGCACACCGCGCTCACCGAGTCGGTAGCCGTCTCAGCCTTCTCGAAGACCATCCTGCTTGCCGGCGAGCCCGCCGCCATCTTCGGCGGTGCGGGCAGCGGCACGGCCTGGTTGCTCGGCACCGACGCCATCTCGCGGCACCCGAAGGCGTTCTGGAAGGCGTCGAAGGCCGGGCTTGCGATGCTGCTCGTCTGGAGCCGCCAGCTCTACAACTACGTGGACGCGCGCAACACGACCTCGCTGCGATGGCTCGAGCGGCTCGGTGCGCGCATCATCC